TTGCTTCCGGAACGTTTGCTGACCCTTGGCGTCGTGTGGCGCTGGAAGCGTGCGAAGGGCTTGGATTACGCGCAGGAATTGGCCGACTACAAGATGGAAGTCGCCAGGCAGATGAACACGGATGGCGGTACGCCGCGCCTGCGCATGAGCGAAGGCCGAGACTTCTATCACCCGTATATGAAAAACGCCTACGTGGTGAACACCTGATGTCGGCGGCTATGAAATCCAGCCGGGTGAGCAAGGGCCAGAGCCTCATTGCGCCCACCAAGGGCTGGTACATCTACGACAACCTCGCCAAGATGCCCCCTGGCACGGCGTACCTGCTCGAAAACATATTCCCGGCTCCCGATTATGTGCGGGTTCGGGGCGGTTCGCAGGAATTCGCGTCGGGGATGGGCTCATCCACAACGATCGCCAGCCTCCTGACCTACAACGCCGGATCGACAGAAAAGATGTTCGCCTGCGGCGGCGGCTCATTCTGGGACGTGTCCACGGGCGGCGCGGTCGGCGCTGCCGATGTCACCGGGCTTTCGAACAACTATTGGGAGGCCGTCAACTTCCAGACTACGGGCGGGAACTACCTGTGGGCGCTCAACGGCGCGGATGCCGGCAAGATCTACGACGGTTCTTCGTGGGCTGATATCTCGATCACCAACGTGTCGAACGCGGTCATCAAAGCCCCGTGGGTCTACAAGAACCGCATATACTGCCTTGAGAAGGACACCACAAACGCTTGGTATCTCCCCGTTGATAGCATTGCGGGCGCGGCGACCAAGTTTGCGCTGGGCGGCGTCTTCCCGCGTGGTGGCTCGCTGGCTGCCATCGGCGCTTGGTCGGTAGACAGCACGTCTGGCTATGACGACCACATCGTGTTCCTGTCCACGCAGGGTGAGGCGGCGGTTTACTCGGGCGGCTATCCTGGCGCGACGGATTGGGGTCTGGTGGGCCTCTATCGCATCGGAAAACCAATCGGTGCGCCTCGGTGCATCCAGAAGTTCGGCGGTGATCTGGGCATTATGACGGAGTTGGGCATCGTCCCGATTTCCAAGTGCGTGCTAATTGACGAGGCTGCGATTGCCAACGTCTCGGTGACGAAGCCGATCGCCCCTGAATGGCGGCGCATCGTGCAGGACCGCAGGACGCTCGACGGCTGGCAGATGACCAGCATCCCGTTCTCGCAGATGTTTGTCGTCAACATCCCCAAGCTCACGGAAGCGGAACCTGTTCAGTTCGTCGCCAACATGATTTCGGGTGCATGGTGCCGGTTTTCCGGCTGGGATGCGGCGTGCTTCGCCAACTTCCAGTCCGAAATGTATTGGGGCACCAAAGACGGGCGGGTCATGAAGGGCGACACGACCGGGATCGACGGTACGACGCCCTACACGGCCACGATGTTCATGTCCTTCTCGGACCTGGGCACCCCGGCAAGGCGCAAGGTCATGCGGCTGGCAAGGGCCAACAAACAGTCCAGCTTTACGCCGACTGAGCAGTTTACGATCCGCGCGGACTACAATTTCACCAAGCCGACAGGACCGACAAGCAGCACGGCACCAACGTCTGATGCGGTCTGGGACACGGCGGTCTGGGATACGACGCTATGGCCTGCGGTGACCACCTCTCCCTTCAATAGTTGGAAGTCGGTTACGGGCATCGGCTCGGTTGTCGCTCCGGTCTGGCAGGTTACGCTCGGCACAACGCAGAATATCGACTGCCGGGTTACGTCTGTGGATGTGATGTTCGAGATTGGCGAGGCGATCGGGTGAAGCTTCGTTCTGACAACGAGCAGGCCGCACGCTTGGTCATGTCGGTGTTGAAAATAGACATACGCGGAACGCCCTTCGCTGGATTGGTCATCGAGACGGACAACGGCGGCGTCTGTGGCGCGGTCGTGTTCAACGATTTCTCCAATGGCAACATCGAAATGACGGGCGTCGGCCAAGGGTGCTGGACGCCCTACGTCATTCGCGAACTGGCTCGCTACGTGTTCAAGTACCTCGACTGCACCCGCGTCACGGCAAGGACTGCGGTCAGCAACCACAAGGCCCGCGCTGCCCTTCGTGCTCTCGGTTTCCGTCAGGAAGGCCGGGTGCGTGAATGGTTCAAGGGTGAAGACGCCATTTTGTACGGCCTGCTACGGCGTGAGCAAAGGATATACAGATGAAAGCCCCAAAAGCGCCTTCGCCTTATGAGGTTGCTGACGCCCAGAGTAAACTCAACCAGCAAACTGCGCAGCAAACGCAGCAGATCAACCAAGTCGATCAGTTCACGCCATATGGGAACTTGATTTATCAGCAGAACGGTACTTGGGGCGATGGCACTCCGAAAATGGGTGCCTATCAGCAGTTGAATGCCGATCAGCAGCACATCGTTGACCAGAACACCCAAGCCGACACGCAGATGAATGACATCGCGTTGCGGCAGATTGGGAAGGTCGGCGGCATCCTCGACAAGCCGTTCAACATTGATGCGGCGGCAGGCAACAAGATTGCCGACATGCAGTCCCAGCGGCTTGATCCGCAGTGGGCGACGCGCGACCAGCAGCTTGAGCAGGACTTGATGAACCGGGGCATTCGTCCTGGCTCGGAAGCCTACAATGCCATGCGGTCACAGTTCGCGCAGGACCGCAACGACGCTTACAACTCCATGTACATCAACGCCCGTGGGCAGGCGGTCAACGAGGCTGCGCTAGAGCGCAATCAGCCGTTGAACGAGATCACGGCGCTGATGAACGGCCAGCAGTTGCAGAACCCGAACTACGTCAACACGCCGACTGCTCAGGTGGCCAACACCGACTTGGCCGGGCTGATACAGGATCAGTACAAGGCGAAGAACGCCAATTACCAAGCGCAGTTGGGCGGTCTGTTCGGGCTTGGCTCGGCGCTTACGGGCGGTGTCGCGCGCTACGCTACCGGCAAGTTCTGAGGTTAGTCCATGTCGTATGTCTTTGACGCCAACACCGATCCCAACGAGCGCACGCGGCGTCGTAGGCTTGCCGAGGCGCTTATGCTCAAGGCCACGGATGCGGGCCCTATTGCCTCGCCGTGGCAGGGTGCTGCCAAGATGGCTCAGGCGCTCATGGGCGGGATCGAGCTTGGGCAGTACGACAAGCAGGACCGTCTCGGGCAGGAGTCGGCCAAGGCCGACATGGAAGCGGCCATGAACGGCGGCGGCGTCACAGCCCGGCCGCAGGTGCCATCCCCTGTAGCCGCTGCACTGGCCAACCCTCCATCCTTCACGCAGACGGGCGGCAAGATGGCTCAGGCCCCGTCCGACCTTGCTCCGTACTTTGACGAAGCATCGAAGATGACGGGCATTCCCGCGTCGGTCCTGATGGCCAAGGTGCAGCAGGAAAGCCGGTTCAACCCAAATGCCATTGGCAAGGCGGGTGAGGTTGGCCTTGCACAGATCATGCCGAGTACGGCGCGCGATCCTGGCTTTGGAATGCAGGGCGTCGATCCGCAAAGCCTTCGCGATCCGCGAACCAACATCCTGTTTGGCGCGCAGTACCTTGCGGCTCGTGGCAAGGCGGCTGGCGTCACGGATTGGAATGACCGCAATCAGGTGGCCAAGGCGCTGACGGCCTACAACGGCGGCGGCGACCCAAACTATGCCCAGCACGTCATGCGCTTCCTGCCGGGGCAAGGCGCACCGTCCCGTGTTGCTGGCGCTCTTGCGGGCGGCGGCGGTCAGCCGACAATGGCAGGCGGTGATACCCTTGCGCCTCCTGCACAGGCACAGCCTACGCAGCTTCCTTCGGCTGCTCCTGCGGCTGGCCTCATGGGCGCTGGACAGGACACGTCATCGCAGCAGGCGGCCATCCTGAAGGCGTTGCAGAACCCCTACATCTCGCCTGCCCAGAAACAGGTTTTGACGCTCCGGTATCAGTCTTTGCAAAAAGATCCGAAGACGGCGCTTGAGTTAGAACAGCTCCAGCTTGGAAACGCTGAAAAACGCAGAACCCTTTCGCAGACCGAGATGGAATACCGCGAAGATCCTGCCACAGGGAATGTTTATGAGCGCCCGAAGGGTTCCCCCAACACGCCATGGCGCGTGTCTATTCAGGTAGGACAGAAGCCGCAGAATGTGACGTTTGGGGAAGTCGGTATAGACCCAACAACGGGGCAGCCGGTTCGTGGGTTCATCGACCCTAATACGGCCAGCGTCAAGGAATACAAGCCGACGCCTGACCCGAAAGCGCCAGTTCTCCCGCCTGATGCTGTGCCGCCTCCTGGCGTCGATCCGAAGGCGTGGCGCGAAGGCTACACGAAGAACCAGCAAGCAC